GCCTCAGCCCCAAGGGCTAGTCCCTGTGATTTATCCAGCACCATGCCGATTGGCTGTGTAACTGCGGTGACTGGCGTTGCCCCTGTTGTGTCTTGAAACAGCGTAGCCGTATCGCCAAAATCCCACATGCCTCCCACTCTGCCGCCCGCGAATAGGGCTTGCACTTGGGCGGTTAGGGATTGGCCGCCATTAAAAAGCACAGGCGCAAAACGTGACAATTGACGAGTCAGCATTATTTGACGTCGTACAGCGCGAGAATGTTGGTTGCGGTCGTGCCCGTTGCAAGAATCCGCTTCATGTTGATTGGGTGATAACCAACAGCCGCCGCTTTTAGCGTGAGCGATGTTGAGCCGGTTGCGGGGCCGTAGTAAACAACGTCACCCGTTACACCGACATAAATCCAATCGCATGGGCCGTTAGGTAAATCCGTTCCGTCTGCTGGCGTAACCGCCACCGATGTATAAGCGCCGCTCATTTTGTTACCTTGAGTTTCTGATTTGAAGGGTTGAGCCGCCGAACGTAGATTCGTCGCTCTCGTCTTGTATTTGCGCCATTACTGCGTCGAACGCAGCGCCCCATTTCTGCGTATCGGGGTTGTCTCGCACGAACGACGACAGCGCTAGCAGCGAGCCGTACAGGTAGGCGTCTGGATAGGCCGTTAACAGCCAGTTGGTTGTTTGTGAGCCCGACAGAGCGGGCAACGCTGCGTAGTAAACAGCGCGAATCGTCGTGTCATCAGCATTGCGCGGGTACAACTCAGTAGCAAGGCCACCAGCAACCGCGTATTGAAACGAGCCAGATAGCGCGCGATCTTCGATGTCAGCTAAGGATTCCTCCGCAATAATCTCGATGTGACGCGGCGACGTAAGGTTTTTTAGTGATTTCCACTGCAACCAGTCGGCTGTATATCCAAGAATGCCGCCTGTAGCGACGACCATATCTAAAGCAGTCAACATCTTGCGAACGCGCGTGTTACGGTTGAATTGAGCCTCAAACAGGTCAATCCCGTCATCAGCAGCGCCCGACGAATCAGCGTCAGCGCGCCCCGTCCATGCGGCAATAGCGAGCTTTAGGTTTGCGTAGGTATCAAGTGCCATTGAAATACCTTTGCGCGCGTCCTTGCGTTAAATCAAAGACAGGGTGAGCCGCTAGAAAACGGTCTATCACCTTGTCGTCACGTAGAGCGGTCTTACGGTCAATGCCGTTCTTTGCCGCCCACTCAATCAGCTTAGAAACCGGAATGCTGGCAACGTGTACGCCATGTTCCGGCCCTTTGATACGACCACCGTACTGCGTTTCAATGGCTTCGCGCTTGCACAGTTCAACGTGAGCCGTTAAGTCCTCGTATTCCTGAATTGCAAAGCCTTCATCAGTCTCGTGAAACTGAGTAAAGCCGGTTGCGTCGGTTTGGATTCTTCGCTGATACATAAAAAAAGGGGCCGAAGCCCCTAATCCCTTTCTAGCTTACGATCACGTTAAGTCGCGCACTGCGCCGTGTGCTTTTTCGTTGTTCACAATCAACGCCACTTCGGTGTTAACCATGAACTCGATTGCATCGCCGCGATCTGCGAGCTTCTTGTCCTTCATCTTGTCGTATTCGCCGAGCTTCACGTAGTCAGGGTTGACGATGAACACTTCACGTTGACGCATTTGGCGACCGTTGAGCGCTTTGATGCGCCCGAATGGCCCGATGTAGACCTCAAGAACCGCAGTCAGTGACTTATCTTCCGCTTTGTCGAAACGCGTTTGACCAGCAAGGAAGCCATCGAACGTGGTGCGTTGCGAGGATGGAATCAGCGCATAGCAGTCGTCGATTTCTGCGCCGTTGTCGTACATCAGTTTGATGACATCTTTGAACAGCGTTTCAGTGAAAGCCCGTTGCGTACCGTCAGTCTGCGCCGTGTTGGTCAACGGGTCAGGGTCTGCACCGCCTACGCCTTTCGACGTGTTGGTGGCCACCCATCCGAGCATGCCGCGCGTTTGTGGCGCTACGCCAGCAGAAGCAGGGATAGCCGTGGTGTTTTGCAGGATCGCAAATTCCACGTCTTTCTTAAGCTCCACCATGCGCTTAGTCACTTCGTAGTCATAATCCGACGTAGGTTTGACCTTGCGATGCTTGTTTTCAGTGCGGGTGATCGCGCCGGTCTTTTCAAGAATCTGCGTGCGATTCGAGTATTCAACCGTCGCAGTAGACGCCGCAATAGTCGGGATGTTGCCTTGTTCGACTTTGTTAGCCGCAGCCGCCGCAAAGTTGTCGGTATGCCAGCGCGGTAAAACGCTATCGATTTCTTCGCGGTCAAGCATTGACGCAAACGGCGTGTCTTTGACGGACACGTTGTATATTTTGTCGAGAATCAGCTCGCGACCGCGCGTGCTGTTGAATGTTGCAAATGAGTTAGTGGCTTGTGGCATGATTTACTTCCTTGACATACTGAGCAACGAGGCGAAATCGTTCTTATTGATGGGGCCGTTCGATGCTCGTTTGATAATTTGTTCCTGCCGCGTTGTGGGTTGGCCTGCTGGCTTATTCACCTTTGTTGGCGCGCTTTGAATGCGCTGCTGAACGTGCGGCTGTTTTTTGACGATTTCGTCATAGGCTGCTGCCTTGCTTTGAAGGTCCGACCACATGTGAACGAGTCGTTTATCGGTGATTGCGTTCAACTCTCGCGGGTCAAACCCGTAGTTTTTTGCCGCTTCCATCATCGTCACGAGGCGTTCACGGTTGAACTTGGGGTCAACCTTTCTCATGTGATCCCAAACCTCCGCAGCATCGCGGTTTGCAGCCTCTACCACCTGCCCTTGTTTCCATTGGGCGAACCCCATACGCTTATTCTTGATGTCATCGTCCGCAGCTTTGGCGCGGTTAGTCAGTACATTGAGTTCAGCGAGTCGAACCGCGTAAGTTTGCGGGTCTTCTTGTGAGAGTTGTTGCCAAGGCAGCGCTTCATACGCTTTCACTTGTTGGGCTAGGCTTTTCGCCGTTGAAACATCATCCGCAAAGCGCTCTAGGAATTCAAACTCTTGCATGACGGCCTGCTGTCCGCTTCGCCGTTCCTCTGCAATAGCTTGCGTCTTTTGCGTGTAATCACGCATCATCCCTTCGCGGTCGCGGTACGCCTTAATCAGTTCTGCTTTAGGCGCTTTGACCTTTTGGCCGTCTTCATCCCATTCGAGTTCATCAACAGAATCCGCTGCGGGTTGTTCTGCGGCTGGAGTTTCCTCCACGCCCTCTTCTGGCTCTTCGCTCTGCTCGCTGTCTGACTCCGCGCCGGGTTGGTCGTCTTTCGAGCCGCTTAAGAGTTTTGCTAAGTCGGCTGCTGTTTCAGGCGGTTCGTTTGATTCGCCTGAATCTGTGGTTTCGGTCTCTAACATGATGCTTCCTTTAGGTGTGAGTCCTCATCCTCGTAAGGATTGCGGTTGCTCCTAACTAAGAGCGCTCGACGGGAGCGCCTACCGTTTGCTTAATTAAGCCAGTTGCCGTCGCTCGTTTGAGCGCGACAAACATCCTTTTTCACAAGGCGAATACCTGAGTACCGCCCGGCGAAAAAATCGTCCGTAACGTCTGGATGCTCAACAGCAACCAGCGCCAAATTTGCGGCCTGCGCAGAATCTTCCGCGTCGGCAATAAATTGCTTAAGCGACTTGTTGTCTTTCTTCGCCATGTCTCACGTTCCTTAGGTTGTAGATGCCAGCGCGTTGCTTGAGGTTTTCAGCCATCAGCAATTCAGCGGCAAGAATTTCGCCATCGTTCACGAGGACGGTTAAGCAGTCCACAATAGCAACGGATGCCCACGCCATCGCCTCTAGGCGTATGCGGTCGGACTCTGGGCGTGCGCCGTTAACCGCCGCACTCCAAAGCTGATCGGACACGTTTTTACGAAGCAGTTGAACCGCTTTAATGAACGCCTCGTCACCAAGCACACGCGTTGCGGCTTCTGCTAGCCGTGCTATATCCTTGTTGCTCATTGCATTCCCTTGGAAACCGCGTCAATTTGCGCCATCGTTGCCTGCATTTGTGGCACCGTCACGCCCGGCGCTTGTCCGGCTTGATCTAGGTAGGTTCCATTGACCAAATTCGTTACATGCGCTTGTTGCTGCGCGGCGATCATGCCAGCGGCCAACTCGAATAGCTTCTGCTGGTTATCGGCCTGTAGTTTCTGGCCTTGCATAGCGATTTCGTGGGCGCGCTGCTTGTCGGCTTCCATTGCGTCGGCTTGCGTCTGCGCTTGAAACTTCTGCTGTTCGGCCTGTTGCTTCATCTGTTCAACCATCACTTGCGGCGGCGGTTGCTGCGGAGGCGGCGGCGGTGCGTTCTGTGGGTCAGTCAACAACACTTCGTGCTTGAGCTTCGCCGCCTTCGCCAATTGCTTACCGAATTCGTAGATGTTCGGAAGTTGCACCATTGGCAACTTCTGCGCGCCCGCCATTTGCATGAATTGGCCGAACATTTGCAGCGCTTGCAACGTCTCCGACTTGTCGCCGGTGCCTAAGCCCACTGAAATAGTTACCGACATTTCAGGGTTCCAGTGCGCCGGGCTGAACGACTTGAACTGTTTCCCGATGTAGACAGAATCCGGGTCTTTTTGATGGTCAATGACAAGGCGCAACGCCTTGCGTACCAATGTCTTTACACCACCCTCAGCGAACGCGCGAAGCGTTACCTTCATGCGACGTTGCTGTGTCGATTCTACGACGCTGATTTCTTTCGCCGTGCGTGGGTTCAGCGAGTCTTTATCCAGTCCGGTGCCGTTGCGGAGTACGCCGATACGGTTTTCGCGCATCGTCTTGCCCCATTCAAGCCCTTGCAATGACTCGTTAGCGACAAGGCTTGTCTGCAGTGGCCCCGCAAGGCCCGGTGTACGCATGCGCACAACACCGCCGATACGGTTGTCGAGCAAGTCCGCCATATGGACGCCCTCAGCGGCGAACGTGCGCGGGTTGTTCGATAGAAATAGTGAATCGACGTACTGACGCTGGAGCGAAGTGTTTAGTTCTTGAATCGGTAAAACAGGGTCAGCATACGAAAGGCCATGAATGCGGTGCGGCACCTTGATAGGCGTCCATAAGCAATACTCATGGTCGTCTACTTCGTCATTCTCTAGTGGTTCACCGTTGCCGCCCATGAGCACACGACGCCATTCGGCAACGCCGTCGCCGTCATGGTCGTACTTAGTGAACCCGAAGAACAACGTGATTTCTCGATTAGAGTCCTCATCACTGACTTTTCGGTAAGTCGCTGAACTGCCATCACGCAACGTCTTTAAGGCGCTGTTTTGGCCTGCGTAAACGTCGTAATCGGTCAGTTCTTCGACAAGTTCTTTCTTGAACCCCATATCCACAAGATCGGACGCGCGGTAACACCGCAATTCTCCGATTGTCGTGGCCTCGTCAACGGTTGACGCTTTCGAGATGATGAAGTTTTCAGGGGCTACGTTCTCGTAACGTAAGCCGCGCGGCCCTCTGTCGTGCATGACCGTTAGCGTGTACGTCATTACGGGCTGCATCATCGGGTCAAACATGCCCGTTGGCGTTTCTTCCTTCTCGACAATCTCAATGCCCTTCTCGCTCAACAGCATTGACGCCTGATTGATGTCGAGATTGCGATACGTGCGACGCTGTTTAATCGGGGTCTTGTCGAACCAGACGCGAACAACACCCAAGCGAGTAATCAGCGCGTCTTTTACCCATGCCTGGAAGATGTCAAACGCTGGATTGCACTTCAGTAGCTTGTGGTTCAGGTATTCAGTGGCCTCTGTCGCTGCCTGCATGTCGCTAGGTGTGACAGGCTCTAGGTCTGCGAGCTTTTCTTCTGCAAAGAATGGCTCCAGCAGTTCAGGCGTAGCAGTCTCAACGACTTCAAACACATCCCACGATACAAGCTGCGAACGGCCTTCTGCTTCGTCACCCAACGGCAACCCGAAGTAGTACGAAAGCGCGCGCCCTTGTGCGTCTGATAGCTCGGAATCTAGGAGTAGCGTAGACGAGCTTACCTCGCGCTCGATATGCGCGCGCAAGTCGTCGTTATCTAAGCTCATCGTATCCCTGTAGATTTGTATTTAAGCGGCTCTAGCCACTCTGTAGAAGGCGGTTGATAGTCAAGGGCCATCTGTCCGAACGCATCCGCGCCGTGACTGCTCCAATCGTGGTTAGGGCCCAATCCTATGTTCCTTTCTTCGTCTCGTTTTTCGTGATACGCCGCTAAAGCATCTCGCCCGCCGCGTGTTGTTGTTTCGTTGAACCACATCGAAGGAAGCAACCGACGAACCGCATTGACGCGAATCATTGCGGCACCTGCTCCGACGTTATCCATCACGCGCACGCTAAAACCCGCGTCTCTCAACGCTGATTCGTAGGTGCGTCGTTCAATCT